AAAGGCACCGAAGTTATTATGGCGAAGGATAAACGCCTAGCCGATTTCACCGAAGAAGAACTGACTGCCTATGCGGGGTACTGTAAGAAGGACGTGGACCTAACTTACGCTATTTTTCAGAAGATGCAGCCTAAGTTTCCTGAGCAGGAGTTAGCTATCATAGATGCAACGCTGCGTATGTTCACTGAGCCTAGCTTAGAGTTAGATATGGGTATGCTTGAGATGCACCTAGAAGATGTGCGGGATCGTAAAGACAAGCTGATGGTCGATGCCAATATCACTGACAGAAAAGATTTGATGAGTAACGCCAAGTTCGCGGAGTTGCTGTCTGGGTTAGGGGTCACGCCACCTATGAAGATCAGTCCCACGACAGAGAAAGAAACATTCGCGTTTGCCAAGTCTGACAAAGAGTTTCAAGAGTTGCAAGAACATGAGGACGAGCGTGTGCAAACGCTAGTAGCAGCTAGGCTGGGCACTAAAAGTACCCTAGAGGAAACACGCACACAGCGATTTATAGATATATCTAAACGTGGTACTCTTCCGGTTCCTATTAGATATTACGCGGCTCACACTGGTCGGTGGGGTGGTGACGATAAGATCAACCTGCAAAACCTGCCGAGCCGTGGGGCCAACGGTAAGAAGTTAAAGAAGAGTATTATACCCCCACATGGTTACACTATAGTTGAATGCGATGCGTCTCAGATTGAGGCACGGGTGTTGGCTTGGTTAGCCGAAGCAGACGAACTAACCCATGCGTTTTCTGTTGGCGAAGATGTCTATGTGAAGATGGCAGCAGCTATATACAAAGTAGACGAAGCAGACGTTACTGGTGGGCAACGGTTCGTGGGTAAGACTACGATCCTTGGCGCAGGTTACGGCATGGGGGCTAAGAAGTTTAAAACTCAGCTTGCAGGTATGGGCGTCGAGGTTGATCTAGCAGAAGCTAGACGTGTCATAAACATATACCGTGATACATATTGGAAGATACCTACGCTGTGGAATGAGGCCCAGTATATGTTGGAGCAGCTTGTAGCCGATCAAGCGGTTCGCGTGGGCCGTAAAGATGTGCTGCGTATAGACATACCACAGAAGGCGATAATTCTACCATCTGGGTTACGCATGTTTTACGAAGACTTGCAGCTAGACCCCGCGCCCGAAGGAGTAGAACCCGAAGATGTTTGGCCCGAATACTCGTATAAGACGCGCCGTGGACGTAAAAACATATACGGTGGTAAGGTGGTTGAGAACGTATGTCAGGCATTGGCACGTTGTATCATTGGCGAACAAATGCTACTAATAAACCAGAAGTATAAGTCTGTTATGACTGTGCATGACAGCATAGCTATATGTTGCCCCGACGAAGAGGTAGTACAAGCGAGGGAACATGTAGAGCAGTGCATGCGTCATGTACCCAGTTGGGCAGCAGGACTACCGCTTGAGTGTGAAAGCGGCATTGGCAAATCGTATGGGGATACCGAATGACAAATGTTGCGCCGTGGTCGTTTAGTAAGATCAAAAGTTTTCAGCAATGCCCGAAGCAGTTCTACTATGAGAAGATACTAAAGCAGTATCCGACCAAGGTAAGTCAGGCCATGCTGTACGGCACACACTTTCATACTGCATGCGAGAACTACATAGGTAAAGGTGAACCACTACCTGCGAAGTATAGTTACATGCAGGGCGCTCTGGATTCGCTTAACGCTATCGAAGGTACAAAGATTGCGGAGCAGCGGCTTGGCCTCACCGAGGATATGCGCCCCTGCAAGTTCGGAGCCAAGGATGTTTGGTTTCGTGGTATCGTGGACTTGGCTATCGTAAACGAGGAAAAAGAGACCGCGTTTATCGTAGATTACAAGACGGGTAAGAACGCGAAGTATGCAGATAAAGGGCAGCTTGAGTTGATGGCGGTGTCTATATTTCAGCACTACCCACAAGTTCGTACTATAAAAGCAGCATTGATGTTCGTAGTGCCTAAAGCGTTAATTAAGGCTGAGTATACGGTAGAGCAAGTTCCTGATTTATGGATGAAATGGCGAGGTGCCTATGCTAGTATGCAAGCAGCCGCCGATACTGATGTGTGGAACCCACGACCTAGCGGTTTGTGTAGGCAACACTGTCCTGTGTTAGAGTGCGCCCATAACGGAAAGAACTGACATGGTTTATAAGAACACCCCCCGCCCGTACAAGCGTGAATATGAACTGCAAAAAGCGCGTGGTGAACACGAAGCACGTATGGAACGCCAACGCGCACGGCGCAAGATGGATAAGACAGGCAAAGATGCCAACAAAGATGGCAGGGCCGACAAGCGTGAGGGCAAGGATGTTTCTCATAAGAAGGCGTTGAGTAAGGGCGGTAAGAACAAGGATGGCGTTTCGGTGCAAAGCCGCAAGCGTAACAGGTCGCACGGTGGTTCACTAAGTAAGGGCCGCAACAGAAGAACTAAAAACAAAAAGTAGCATCAGCTACACGGAGAACAGTATGCAAGTAATAAAGAACAAGGCTCTGCTAGTGTCACTAGCGGACCCCAAACAAGTCACGAGTGTTATACCCAAGAGCGAGGCTGTGGGTACTGATGCAGTGGTTGTTAACTGGGGTATTGATGAGGCGCATAAGCTACGCACCTTGCAGATACCTGCGCCATCCCCGATAGAGGGGCGGTACGCTTGGACAGGGCGGCACATACCGTTTGACCATCAGAAGAAGACCGCAGCGTTTCTAACTATGAACCGTAAAGGTTTCTGCTTTAATGAGCAGGGTACAGGCAAGACAGCTAGTGCAATCTGGGCCGCAGACTACCTTATGAAGGTTGGTAAGATCAGGCGCGCTTTAGTTATATGCCCCCTGTCTATTATGGATAGCGCGTGGCGTAACGACCTATTTACCTTTGCGATGCACCGTACTGTGGACGTAGCGCATGGACCTAAGAAGAAACGCGCAGCTATAATAGAGCAGGGCGCAGAGTTCGTTATAATCAACTACGATGGTGTAGATATTGTATCCGAGCAAATCAAGAATGGCGGCTTTGACCTTATCATAATTGATGAAGCTACCCACTATAAGAACGCACAGGCGAAGCGGTGGAAGACGTTGAAGAAGCTACTATGTGATGACACATGGTTGTGGATGATGACAGGCACACCTGCCGCACAGTCGCCCTTAGACGCATACGGATTAGCTAAGTTGGTTAACCCGCAGGGCGTACCCAAGTTCTTCGGTTCGTTCAAAGATATGGTGATGGATCGCAAGAGCCACTTCAAGTTTGAACCCAAGCCGATTGCGCCCAAGATCGTACACGGAGTGCTGCAACCTGCGATACGCTACTCTAAAGAGGAGTGTCTGGACTTGCCAGATATGGTGTACGTGGACAGGATTGTACCTTTAAGTGGACAACAGAAGCACTACTACAACCTTCTGAAGAAACGTATGATTATGGAAGTTGCAGGAGTAGAGGTCACGGCTATGAACGCCGCCGTGAACATGAGTAAGCTACTGCAGATATCAGCGGGTGCAGTTTATACCGACGATAGAGAGACGGTAGAGTTTGACATATCAGATCGGTATAAGGTCTTACGTGAAGTCATAGACGAGAGCAGCCAGAAGGTTCTGGTGTTTGTCCCGTTTAAACACACGATAGACATACTCACTGACAAATTACGGGCCGAGAATATAACTACTGAGGTTATACGCGGTGATGTACCTGCACATAAGCGCACCGAGATATTCAAACGGTTCCAAGAGGACACTGATCCACAGGTGCTGGTTATTCAACCACAAGCAGCCGCGCACGGTGTAACACTTACCGCCGCTAATACTGTGGTGTGGTGGGGGCCAACTTCGTCATTGGAAACCTACGCTCAAGCTAACGCTAGGGTTCACAGGGCAGGTCAAAAACACAAGTGTACTGTTGTATCGCTGCAGGGTTCTTATGTGGAGAAGCGTATGTACCATATGCTTGCGGGTCGTATAGATGCCCACGCAGAAATGATAAATTTATATCACGAAATACTTGACGATCCTAATTAATACCATTAGATAACAAGTATAGATATAAACGGAGGACTTATGACAATAGACGTGGAAAAACTGACGCGGGTGTACACAAAGATACGCGATAAGCGGTCTGAGTTATCTGCTAAGTTTAAAGAAGAGGACGGTGCGCTTGTTGAACAACAGAACACCGTCAAGCAAGCGTTGTTAGATTACTGCACTGAGAGCAATATCGACAGCGTTAGAACTGCAGCAGGTTTGTTTTATCGTAGTGTTAAGCAGCGTTACTGGACAAGCGATTGGGAAAGTATGCACAAGTTCGTCTTGGAGCATGAGGTTCCCGAGTTGTTTGAAAAGCGTCTTAATCAAACTCACATGAAGCAGTTCTTAGAAGAGAACCCTGACCTTGTACCTATGGGTCTTAATGTGGATGCAGAGTACATCCTAACTGTGAGGAAGAAATGAAGAAATACGTGAACATATCGGATGTGGCAGACCACTTTTCTGTATCCATATCTACTGTGCGGCATTGGGTTCGGGAGGGTTATATCCCTGAGCATACGTATGTCAAAATTGAAAACACCCAACGGTTTAAGTTGGACGAAGTAGATAAGGCCGTATGCGCTTTGGGAGAAGATGATACCCCTGACAATGACTGAATTTAGGCGGCTTAGTTATCAGGACGGTATGTTTGTGCGTGTAGGGGATGGAGAGCGGGAAGTGGTGGCGAGTGAAGTTGACATAGTTGTAGTTAATGCAGCCGAGATATCTCGCTTGTATTACAAGAGTGACTATGACCCTGCACATACCACGCTGCCCCTATGTTGGTCATCTACAACACAGGCACCTGATGCCGAAGTTCCTAGTGAAGATAAGCAAGCTACTAGGTGTATGGACTGCACTCAGAACATAAAAGGTTCGGGTTCGGGGTATAGTAGAGCCTGTAGATTTGTGCAGAGGTTAGCAGTAGTGCTTGATGGAGCGTTCGATACGGTATATCAACTACAGTTACCCGCCACGGCTATCTTCGGTAAGGGTAAGAATAATAATAAGCCGTTACAGGAATACGCTAAGTTTCTGAACGGTAGGGGAACAAAGACTTCATCTGTGGTAACTACCGTATACCCAGATAACTCCTACGTATATCCCCGCCTATGCTTCAAGCCCTTACGGTCCTTGGTGCCTAGTGAACTACGCAGTGTTGAAGGGTTGAAGAAAGCCCCCGCAACATTGCAAGCTATAGCCCGTTTCGCGGCTGTAAATACTTCCCCGTTTTCAATAGAAGATGGGTTCGACCATAAAAAACTCTAAAGGAGAACTACCAAATGGCAAAAGTTGAAAGCCACATTATCCGCAAAGTTGTTGCGAGATACCCCCGTCTAAACAGGACATATCGGTATGACCCTACCGCAGGGGAACGGGGTAAGTCTGTACCCTGTGACCCTACTGCAGATGGCGCAAAGTACGAGTTGCAGTTTGTGATGGATGCTGCACAGGCAAAAGACCTGTATACTGTTATGGCTACAGCCTACAATGCACGGGCAGCATCTGAAAAGAGTTGGCCCAAAAAGTTGGGTAAGGCAACCGAAGTCTTCAAGAAAGATGAGGACGGCAACTACATCGCCAAAGCCGTACTTAAAGGTGCTTACGGTGCTGATGAGACCAAGCCGCCTAAGCAGGTTGACTCCAAAAACAACCCGTTACCCAAGGACTTTGAGTTGACTACGGGCAGTACGGTCAGCGTGCAGATTTCCTGCGTCCCGTAT